AAGCTATTCTTCGAATAACTCCTCATACTTATATAGTACGAAAGACCAGCTTATGGCTGCTCTGGTTTCTTATTTATTAATTGTTGTAATAACTCTTCTAAAGCTGTAATTCGCTTTTCTTACTGAGTCGTTTTTTATTTATCGTTCATTTATCTTTTGTTTTAGTATGCCAGTTCGTTATATTAGTTGACCACTTCCGTTACATCTTTCAAAACAATTACATAGGTTGCTCTTTGTAATACTTTATGTTTCGTTTCTAAGCCACCAAAAGCTTTTTCTATACACTTCCACTTCATTTCCTTACCGTCGAACACATCATATCCGGATAACATTTGAAATGCATAATTTACTACATCGCTCCCGAAATCCGGTGGCATTTTAAACCATCCTTTTACATTTGAATGTGTAGTATGTGGAATCGCTTGTTTTCCTAGTGTAGTTAACTCGGTTATTAAATCTTCCGGAAGTTTAAACAATGTAAGTTCAGAAACCATTAATGATTCATCATAATTTAATTGTTCTCGAACTCTATCAGCATTGATATTGATAATCATATGATTCTCCTCTAGTAAGATATCAGAACCATGATCGATTGTTAATTCATCAAATATCGGTTTAAAAAATTTAGCCATAATAATTCACTCTCTTTTCGTTTTATTTGTTTAATAATTGTTGCACTAATACCTTTAATTCATCAATTTCAGCTTTCATTGAAACTTTCTCAAGTTTTTCAGCTTCAAGTTGTTCTTTAAGAGTGTCAACTTCCTGCTTCAACATACCGTGGTCAAATTGAATATTTTTAACTTTAAAGTCAACTTCTTGTATTGCTTGAATAGAAATTGCAACCGAGCTATAAAGTTTTATAGCGTCTTTCTGTGGTGTGGTGAATACATCGTCAGAGTCCTCCGCAATCATACCGTAATTAATTGGAAGTGTAATAGACTCCCCTGACTCGAAGCGTTCAACATCTCTTATAAAGTGATACTGTTTGATGTTTACAGAGTTGATTTTATCTAAAGCAGAGAACGGAAGGTCTTCTATGTCCGTTTTAAGCGTACGAGAAGAATTGGGGATAAATTCTTGCGCCCACATACGCCCTGTAGCAGATATATTTTCTTTAGCTCGCAGCGTTCTTAATTCTATATCTTTCCACCCTTGCCCCATCATATCTTTAATCTGCAAGCCATTGTTATAACCTTGTACAAAACTTGATCTTATCATTGCATTACCCATGATTAAATCATGATCGATGGCGCCGTTTATGAAATGTATTTTATAGTCACTGCCTTTTCTTTTGAAAGTAAACTGCCCCGAGTTATTTGTAAAAATATGTGGTTCAGTTGTAGTTACAGAGAAGTAACCATATCCTGGAGCCCATCCTTCAGATTCAAAAATAATATCATTCAAGTTTTTAAAACGAAATTGTCCATCTGAATATACGCTCAGATGTCCACCGTCATTCTGCATTTGAATATAATTTGACCAAATATTATTCCCCTCAGCATTTTCCCCTTTAGATATTCCAAGTTTTGCCCATGCTTTAGAAGGTTGCTCAACACCTTCTATTCGGGGTATCGCTTGATACATATAGAATGACCCTGTACCTCTATATTTAGTATTGTCAGAACCCAGAACGATGGACGGTTGAATACTTCCATCTGTCGTCTCCATAAATCCCATATAACCGCGAGGTTTGTTTGCATCAAAAATCTTAAAGTTTTGCTGGTTTATTTCAACAAATCTACTTCCAGTAGTTCTAAGTGTTACTCCTTCTAAAACTTGCCCTTTGATATGGTCTGCTGTAATAAAACCTCTTAAGTTAATCCTGTTTGCATTCAAAGTAATGTTTTCTTTACTCATATTGAATGCTGCAATTACATCATTTTCTTTTACAGATATACTAACGCCCTTTTCAGTTAACTGAAGACGAGTTTCCATATCTCTTACATAAGAATCTTTTGCGAATTGTCCATTTGCTTGCTCTATTGTGTATACTTCTTTCTTTTTTGCTGCGGCATTGATACCCTCTTCATTGATAGTGAAACGGTTATCAATCATAGTCATCTTTTGGTTAAATTGTTCAGTTGCAAGCTTGTTAGCTAATTCATTTAATAAATCTTGTTTATTCTGATTAACCGTTTGCTTCAGCTCTGGAATCTTAAACCCAGCGACATAATCTTCTACTTGTTTAAGCTCAACTTTACCTTCAAGTGCTTTTGCAGTATTTTCCCATCCAGATTTTGCCTCTTGTAATTGTCTTCCTTGTTCTGTTTGCGTATTTTGTATTAAAGAGACATTTTGTTTAATGGTAGTTGCATCTTTTTCTACAGTAGCAACACGCTTATCAAATCCACTTTGATTGTTTTCCACTTTTGTAATTGTTTCTTTAATTCCATCCACGCTTTTTACAATTTCAGTTGTTTTCTGAGTGAACTCATCCGTTGTTACCTGTTCTTCAGGCGGCGCTGTCCAATCTTGCGGCTTATTCCCTTTATACAAGGCCACCCATTCCACAATAGATTTCGTAGTGCTACTCGGATAGTTATATAAGCTTAATTTTCGTTCATTCCCACTTGTAGCTGCAACTGCTTTGAAGGTTACATAAGTTATTCCATTCGCGTAAACACTTGTTGCATATCCAACATTGCTAGACCCACCATTCTGCCAAATTCCAAATTTCTGTCCTTGTGGGACACTCCCTTTAATTACAAAGGTATACTCTTCACCCGCAAAGAAATTTTCAGTTAGAGTATATTGATTGATTAGATAGTCTGTTTTTTCATATTTAACATTTGATTTTAATAAAATGTTACGTCCACCAGCTTTATCGCTATTAACCTTTGTTTCTACACTCGTCAACTTCTCACTGATTTTCCCAGCTTTTTCTTCTATTTCAGTAGTTGTTTTCTTTAGTTCACTTGTTGTTTGCTGTACATCAGATATCGTCTTTTTTGTGCCTTCTACGGTTTGCTCTACTGTATTTAATTTACTGCTTATTTCAGTATCTTTTTTCGTTAACGTTTCGATAGAAGTTTTAAATCCATTAGAATCCTGTTCAAACTGAGTTACTTTCTTGTCAATTTCACCCTGTTTATTTTCGATATTAGAAATTGTACGACCGACACCTTGTAAACCTTCCTGTACTTCATTGAATTGTCCTGTAGCTTGATTCTGTGCTTCTTGAACCTTTTGGTTTAACTCTATTTTTGTGGACTCAATATCTTTATTAACCTGATCTAATGTTTCTTTTTTTACAGATTCAACATCGGGTACAACCGATTCCCACGCTGTACCTGTCCATATTTTTAAAATGCCGGGCTTTCCATTACTAATATCACGCCAAAGTGTTTTAAAAGGTTTCAGTCCTGTTGTTGGCGGATTCTTGGATTCTATAATTTCAACGGTATTATTTTTAATATTCTCTTGCACTTTTTCAGCAAGTGCTTTCGCTGCTTCCGATTCTTTCTGTGCATTACTAGCTGTTTCATTAGCTTCTTTCACTAATTTGTCTAGCTGATCTATCATTTCTTGTTTATTGCCTAGTGAACTAAGAATACGATTGTAAATCTTTCTTAATTCTTCATTTTGATTAACAATCTCACGATAGTCACCAAACATGTATTTATCTTGTGTAGGATCGGTAAAAGATTCATCTCCAGCTATTACTCGCGCTTCAAGATATAATGCTGGTGTAAACCCTGTATCTTTAATTCGAATTATATCCCCTTCATCAATCAATTCATGAGCCAAACCAAACACCCTGCCAAGTGATCGCGCTTCAACTTCATAAGAAACAAATGTATTTACACGCTTTTCTAGTTCCAATTTCATAAGCGTCATAAGCCGTTGTGGAGTCATGTCTTCCTGATCTGTTTCAGGTGTATAGAAACCAAATTTATGTAGCCCATGTTCATTCCACCTTTGAAACGCATCTGCATCTACGATATACGGTAGACCTTTATTAATGCTTTCGATAGTGATTACTTTGTCTCCCTCACCCTTAACAAATCCAATTAAAGCTGTACAAATCTCTCGTGAATGTTCGATACGCCTTACGCCAACCAAATCTTTACCTAATTCTATTTCTTTTCCTGTTTCACGCCCACGTTTTTGGATCATATCTACATACCAACCAATAATTCGTGATCCTTTAACCTCAACACGATATTGGATTTCTAATTTAAACAACGATGAAATTTTCTTTAAGAAAGTAAGAGGATCAATAAACTCATCGATTGTCATTGTATGGAACCCTGCATATTCAGTAATACCACGTTTCCATTTCATCCCTACGAGTGCCAAGTCTATAAATTCGTTAACAGTTTTGCTCTCTATACGTTGCGGACTGATAAAACCCTCTTTTGCTATTTGGACCCAAGCTCCAGAAGCATGAACTGTAACAGAACCATCATTAGAATCTCTTTCAACCTCATTATTAATTACATATGGCACAATGCGTCCATCACGCACTTCTTTTAAAATCAAATTTTGCTGTTGTAATGTAATTGCTTCAGGTGTGCCATCAAAAACTTTAAATTCTAACATATCTACATTGTTTTTAAGTTCCCATTGACGTCTATCATCCCAATAATCTTTTGGTTGAATAGCGGATATAATTTGATCTGTTTTAAAGTCAACAACATGAAGAATTCCGCTTGGTGTTCTCATCTGTATCTCTCCCTGTAACTGACTGTTGCATTTACATCTGGTGGCATAATATCAATACGATTATCTCCACGAATGATCTTAGGAAACTCACTAAATATATCTTTAATATTGATAGCATCTTTTCCGTTAATTGTGACAAGACTTCTTTCTGTATCGATAATTACTTTATCTCCTGCATCGAAAATATACGATTTCGTATTAGACGGGACTTTGTTTATCTTCCAAATCTTTAAATCATCAATTGACATCACTGAAACCGGATCATTTATATCCCATGCCATGATCGCGATCATGACTTGAGCTACTTTACGATTTGTCATTGGATTTCCGCTCTCGTCAATCCATCTTTCTGCTAATGAAGCATCGTCAATCTCCGTTCCGTCTTTAAAACGTGCCACATAAACAGACCACTGATTGCCTCGTCTAGCGACTCTAAGCCTTCCGTAAAATTGGTTAAATGTATTAGGATGTGCCCCATTCGTATCTACTAATTTTCGTATACTGTTAGGTGTTCCGGCATTCCCAATACGCATGTATGCTTTTGTGATTTCAGCATCCCAATATAAATCGTTCATATTGATACGTGCAACAATATTACTCGCTTCATCTAAAAGAAGCACTTCTACACGTCCCATTTCGACAATGCTTTTCGATTTCAAACGTACCCATGCTTCCATTTCAAAGTCTTGTAATGGTCCTGACGGAATATTCTTTTTAGCCATAGCTCCGTGGAAGCCTTTTTCCTTTCCATAATCCTCACAATATAAAGCATAACCATCTCGTGCTTTAAAAGAGCCTGTCCCCTTCATATCGTCAAATTGACCTGTAACAGGTGTCCACCCTATCGGAGTAGCCATTTCATCCCACATGACTCTTTCCCGCTCTTGTACTGTTGTTTCTTCCACAGTAAGAGGGTAGCCAATTCTAAAATAATTACGATCATGCGGATACTCTCCAAACCATATATCTAAAAAGGTACTTGGTTTTTTTACAGTCATTTCAATTAATGCTGGAGCTTCTACGCTTCCTTTATTCGTGAAATAAGAAGTTGTTTCTGTAGACCACTCTTGAGTAAACTTGTGAGTATTTGTTTTGCCTAATTTATATGGCATTGGACAAATGAATTTTAAATTTCCTTGTCCAATTTCTACAAACTCATCAGCATCGAACTCTTCATCTACAACAGCTAAATAAGTTCTGTCAGGTTCTGTATCGAAAATAAGTTCTTTTGGTTGATCTGTAATTAACCAACTCGCTATATCTTCACTAAGTATTTTCATATCAACTCCAGATGGAGCAATAATACCAACAGGAACAGAAAACACACGCATTTCAGTCTGTGTATTTAATAATCTTGCTCCTGGATAACTCGGAACACTTAGGAAATTCCTTCTTAACGGTGCCCATATTGGTCTTTTCCATCCTCTTTCGATGTGAATATAACTCTTCCGTTCCCCATTAAATGAAAAAGAACTCATCATATCACTCCTTTTGTCAAAAAAAGAAACCCAAATCTAAAAGACTGAGTTTCTTTCTTGTGCTCTATTTTGATATTCAGTTATATATTGATGACTTACTCTTGCTATCTCCCGTCCTTCCAATACAACTGGAATCTCAATATATACAGGTTTTTGTTTTGTATATGGTTGTTTGTCTGGATTATCATTGTCAGGTCTATATTGAACAACATTAGGGTTGTCTGATAACACCTCTCTCCATCTAGAAAGGTTCCCAACATCATAAACAGAAAGCCCTTCAAACCTTTCCATTTGACGACCAATTTCTCTGACCATATCACGCATACTTTCAGGAATATGTGTAATCCAATCGTTTTGCCAATCTCCATCTACAAAAATAGCATTAAAATATTTAGTTAACGGATCATCTCCCTGAAAACTAAATATTTCTTCGGGTTTTAAAGAACGTATACTATTAACAGCTCCTGATACTGTATTTTGTAATGCATCCCTTACAACGGAATATTGTGTTTTAATTCCTTCTGCAATTCCATTTGCCATTTGAACCCCTGTAAATTGCATCTTGTTCGAAGTACTACCTAATGCTAACTCGTTCACTAAAGCTTTATTTGCCTTTGAGCCAAGTGTACGACTCTCTCGTTCAGCCATATAAGATCCCTTTTGAATACCTAGAGCAAACCCTTCACTAAAAGGTTTACCCCCTTGATCCCTAGTTAACTTTGACGGAGAGTTTACATTAAGTGTAGCTTTCAATGCTTCAAACGCACCTCGTGCTAAACTAGCGGCTACAGTTTGTACATTCCATTGACCATTGGAAATACCTTTAGCAAATCCACTTGAGAATGCTTCACCAGGACTCACCGAACTAACACTTTTCAGACCGGAATTTCCACTTTCCGCTACATTAGAACCACTTGATCTCGCTTGTCCTTTTGTACTTTCCATCCCTTGAGCAAACTGACTACCACCTTTTTGCCCTTGTGGAGTACCGTTGATTGTATTAAAACCAGCATGAGCCGACGTAACAGCCTCCAGAGCACTTCCTCTAATGTAGCCTTTTTGATTAACAATACCACTTCCAACACCTTGTCCACCTTGATTACCTGCTGGGTTTCCATTAATAGTGCTAAAAGCGTTATGAGCACTAGCAACTACTTGCAATGCGCTCCCTTTAATATAGCCATCTTGGCTTATTATCCCTTGCCCTAGTTCGCTACCACTCTTACTTCCGCCACCGCCATCAGTGGTACTACCCATAATTCCTTCCACAGCTTGTTTTTTTCCTGTCGCTGCATTCTCTGGAGCCATATTACCAGAAATTCCATTAGCCTGTGTTTGACTTATATCAAATCCGACCTGAGTTAGATCTAACTTAGCTCCATTTTCAACTAACAGTGCAATCGCCTTTGCTGCTAGCTCAGCATTAATAGAGCCATTTTGCATCCCTTGCACAAGCGTCTGCACATTAAATTGACCAGCTTCTCCAAGATCAACTTGAACATTACTTTTAATATCTAACCCCATAGTTTGTGCTACTTGTGGTAAAGATAAAGCTCCAATTTGCATCCCGTTAATTAAAGTTTGAATATTATTCTGACCTTCTTGAGTGGCATCTACTTTCACGCCATTTTTTACTTGCTGTTGGAAAAACTGAAATACAGTATCAAAAGATAAAGTACCTGTTTGAAGTCCTGTAATCCATGAATCCATTGTCATTTTCCCATAGATTCCTAAATCAATTGTGGTATTACCCTGCATATTTTTACTTAGGAATTCTCTCACTTCACCAGTATCTTTGGTTTTAATACCATCAATCCATTTTTGCATGGATTCAATACCACTTTGTGATAGGTCCACTTTATAAACTTCTTTCAGTTTATTAGCATTTGCTGTTGCTACAGCTGAAGAATCTAATTCTCCCTTTTGAAGCTTCTGTAAGAATGTATCAATTGTAAATTGCCCAGCGGGTCCTAAATCAATTTTCATTTTCCCATCAATTTCTTTTGCCATTGATTCAGCTAACAATCTAGATGACTCTGTACCCTTTTTTAATTCAGAAAGATACATTCCTATGCTTTCAATTTTAGATTTACCATATTGCAACTCATACTGAAGTAATTTATCTTGATAATCTTTTTCTGCCTTTTCTTGATCACTTCTAAATCTTTGCTCTAAATCAGCTGCTTTTTCTCGAAATCCATATGCAGCTTTAAAGCGTGCGCCCCAGCCTTTATCTTCTGCTTCAATCCTTTTGGCTTGTGACGCTAAAATCTCAGCATCTTCTTCCTTCATATGTTGTTGCAATACTTTAAATCCATCATTTCTAATAGATTGTAAATCATTCACATGCTTAGATTCATAAAGTGCAATAGCATCTAAAGTTGCTTTTCTTTCTTCCGGCTTAATTTCACCTAATTTAAACGCTTTTTCTACATTTTCACGCCAACCTTTAGTTTGCTTCTCTAAAGATTTAACACCGTCCTCATATACTTTTATGATGCTTTCAAACCGTTTTTTTCCAGCATCTAAAGATAACATTCCGCCAGCTTCAATCTCTTTCGAAATCGATGTGATTTCTTTTGCTTTTGTATAGAATTGTTGAACGTTTTTGTCAGCGACCTGTAATGCTTGTTCGAATTTTTGAGCGAAATCTTTTGGCATTTTCATGGTATCTCCTTGATACCTTTTAATACCCTCTTCCAAAATCTTTTCTGCTTGTGTAGCAACTTCAATCTCTTTATTAATGGATTCAATGACATTATTCTTAACTTGTTCTAAGGTTTGTTTGGCACTCTCAGGGACAGCTCCCATTAACTGACTAAACATCTTATTAAATTCACTTTTCTTTCCCTCTAACTCTTTAATGACTTCATTTGTCATTCTTTGAAAAGCTTTAATGGTTTCGTCAGCTGCTTTATTCGCCTCTTCACCTGTTTTAAGCTTTAAATCCATCATGTTATTGATAGCCTTATCTTTTAAATCCACATAGGCACCAGCTGCTTTACTCGTTGCGTCACTTACTCTTTGTCCAAACTTATCCATATCATTTTGTGCCTGTTTGGATTTTTCGTTCAGATCAACAATTGCTATACCTAGCGCTCCTACAGCAAGAACAGCTCCCGTAATTGCTAAAGCGACTGGATTTGCTAATAAAGCACCGATACCCATCGCTAAAAATCCTACAGCTGTTGTTACTCCTGCTATCCCAAAAGCTAATAACGAGCTTTTAGCAATCATTTGTTGTGTAGATTCATCTAAATTATTAAACCAATCCACTACACCTTGAACACCCTCTACAACGTCAACTAATATCGGTAACAAAGCATCTCCAAAGGACTTTTTAAGAGTGTCTACAGCACCGCTTAGCTGTTCAATTTTACCTTTAGTTGTATTCATCTTCGTCTCAGCAACTTCTAATGCTGTGACTTTCGACATTTCTCCATACATCTTATTAACGCCTTCTGCGCCCTCTTTATAAAGGATTGTTGCACCACGTACTGCATCAGAACCAAATAATGTTTCTAATGCCATACTTCTTTGTTGATCCGTTAAATCTTTCATAGATTCGTTTAATAATCCAGAAATTTTATCCAATCCTTGAATATGTCCTTGCTGATCATAGAATTTTGAAGATAAAAAAGCAGAACTGGTTGCTAATTCGCGGAATGTTGTATCACATTTATCATTCCATTTCGTAACGCCTTCTGTTTTCATTACATATTTTTCTAAAGCTACTTCTATATCCCCTACATTTCTGGAAGCTGGTTGAATACCGTTTTTAACCAAGAAATCAAAACCAGCTTGTGCATTGTACGTAATAAGACCCAAATCACGCATTTTGTTGTATGCTTCTTTTGTAGATGGGTTTAAGCGCATTAGCATGGTTTTTAAAGATGTACCTGCATCGGAACCCTTTAATCCGTTTTGCGCAAATACTGCCAAAGCTGTAGCTGTATCTTTGAATGTCAAACCAGCTCCTGCTGCTACTGCTGATGATGCCGATAAACCATATTTAAGCTCTCTTACATCAGTAGCTGATGCGTTTGCTGCTCCCGACAAAATATTGGCTGCATCTGCTACTGAAAGATGATCAGCTTTAAACGCATTTAAAGCTGTCGATGCAATTTCAGCTGCTTCTCCTAATTCTAGTTCTCCAGCTGTCGCTAAGTTTAAGGCACCTTCCAAACCACCATTAATAATCTCAGTGAGGCTTACCCCCGCTTTAATTAATTCCTCTATTCCTTGTCCTGCTTCCACAGAAGAGTATTTTGTTTTTTCCCCCATAGTGACTGCTAGGTCACCAATTTGTTTCATCTCTTCTCCAGTCGCACCAGAAACTGCTTGAATATCAGCCATTTTCTGTTCAAAGTTCATAGATTCTTTAACAGCCATCGCAAGCCCAGCACCAATAACGCCTGTCATGGCTGCAAAGGTAGTACCAACCTGTCCGCCTACATCTTGCATTTTATTCCCTGTATCACGCATCCGTTCTCCAGTACGGTGAAGGCGATTTTGTTGTTCAGCTAATTCACGATTTGTCTCTCTTATCTCATTTTGAATTCGTGCCTGAGCTGTTTCAGCACGATTCATAGCAATTGTATTGTTATCAATTTGTGTATTTAATCTTTGTAATGCCTGTCCATTCGCTGTATATTCAGCTTGCAATTGCTTTAATTCTTGTTTCAATTGTTTCGCTTCTTGCGAATTTTTCCCAAAGGTCTGAACTGCTTGATTATATTGTGTTTCAAGACGTTCCATTGATGCTGCCAATGTTAGATTTGAGGCTTGTAATTGCTCTTGTTTTTGTCTTGCTTGTTCAATTTTCTGGCGGTAATGTTCTACCTTTTGACCTTGTAATGTGAATTTTTCATTCAAATGAGTTAACTTGTTTTGTAACTGTTCAACAGAATTACCAAGCAATCTAGCTCTTTCACTTGTTAAATTGAACTCTGAATCTAGCAAACGTAAACCACGATTAATTCCTGCTACTCCATTTTCAAAACGTTGGGTATCAAGCGTAACTCGTGCGCCAATTTCCATATCTCCAGCCATTTATCTCACCTACCTTTACAACCAATCTGGTGCTTGATTTGCTGTTCGGACTACTTTTTTATCTTCTTGCTTTTTCTTATAAGCTAATGTTTTAAAGAAAAGCACTAAATCCATCTGATTAATATCTGCTTGGGATATTCCTGAATCTTGTAACATATTGTATATTCCTAACATCATTTCTGTTGGTTTGAACGGTTCTTTCTGTTCCTCTGTCTCTTTTTTTTTGCTGAATTTGTCTTTGAGTCAATAGCATTAATAACTGCCACAGCCTCAGCTATACGACCTACAATGGCTAAACAAATAGCATAAATAGTTGATGTTAAAAACCAAATGTGTACTCCCTCAAGAAATTCTTCCACCGTAAATCGATTTCCAAACACTTTGACAACAAAATGAGTAGCCTCTTTTAGCACATCAAAACGAACATTTTCAACATTTAATTTTTCTGTCCATTCAGCTGCTTCAAAACCATCCGTAGATGAAATATATGTTGGTAAGAAAAAAGTTTTTTTACCAGTGGGTAGATTTAAAACCAATTTAAATGATTCTGTCTTTTGATTTTCTTGCATGATTGAATCTCCCTTCATAAATAAAAGGCACAGCATTAAGCTGTACCTTTTTTTATAATTTTATTTGCTAAGTGACGGCGCTGTTTCTGTTGGTGGTGCTGGAACTGTTTTAAACCAGTTCGCTGCAACGGTTGCATCATATCCTGTTTCTTCTTCATCTAAACGATGTCTCCAATTTCCATCTGAACGTTGGATCGCTTTGCATTTAATTTTAGCTGATTGGAAAGTTGGTTTATCTTCAGCTGTCTTGTGCTCATCTTCAGGAATTTCAAATTTCGTTTTGTAGTAGCAATAAAAACGGTTTTTCCCATTGTCTTTTGGTAAACGATATAATAACGCTACATACGGAGCAACATCATTTACATTATCGATTACCTGACCTTTAATTAGTTTCTTTCCTAATAGTTCAGCGTAAGTAGATAATGAAATATCCGCTGTTTCTAATTCGATTTCTACACCACCAAAAGCACTTGCTGTTGCTAGTGGACCTCCTTCTGCATAGAACGTTACAGATTCATTTTTAGGTGAAGCTTTGCCACTTACTGCATCTCCAATTTTCTTAGGTGCTGCATACGTAAACTTACCATCTGGTGTTTCTGTCAAAATCGCATAATGTAAATCTCTAAAATCGACCGCAATTGCCATATTTGTTTTCCTCCTAAATTTTTAATTCTGTACGAAACCTCATACCATAATGATAGATTTTCGTATCTGGTTCATATAAATTTGCTGTTGTAATACGCTGAAATCCTATATTTTTCATACAGGTGTTTACCGCTTCTTTTAAATCCCCCTTCACGGGACTAAAGGACCAAATATCTACTTGAAATAAAATAATGCTGGTAGATTCCACACCCTCTGCGTATCTCCCAGCACCATTATCTAGCTCAGAATAAGTAATCCATGTTTTTCCGTTATCATCACCACGAACCATATTGTAGATATATTCTCCACCAATTTTCTCTACAATAAAAGAATTTGTAAGAGCACGTAACACATCTTTTTCTAAAAATCTCATACGATTTGCAATGCCGCTGCAAAGACATTTCGCATCTCATGAACTGCCTTTACTTCCGTGTGAGTTACTGTCTTTTCTATAAACCCTTTATGTGGTGGATGGGGCATTTTACTGGTTCCCCAATTTTGGAATTTCATATAAAAGTGTGGAGAATTATCATCTTTTTCCCACCCCACACTAATTGATTTGACTCCATTTCGAGTTTTTATTTTTCCGACAAGCACCTCATCCTTTGCATGTTTACCTGTTCTCCATGATTCTTTTGGTGAAGGTGGTTTCGGATGTGCACTTACTGGACTTTCTGCCTCTAAAGCATCCCTTACTACCCCAGCACCTTTCTTTAATGCTGAGTTTTCAATTGTTTTTACACTTCTTCCTAAAGCTTCAAAACGCTGAATTGCTTCTTGTATTCCAAAGGTCGTTACTTCTGCCATATAGATCGCTCCTCACACACCAAGCATGTTTCTTTATGTTGTTCATCAACATCTACAACAGCTTTTATTTCAAAGAGTCGATCATCATACAAGACTCGCATTTTCGAATCAATTCCCCTACGAAATCGCATAAAAAAATTCACTGTACGTACCGCATTCTCGGTATTTCCAGCGAATATTTCATAATTAAATCCCTTTCCAAATGGTGTTTTTGCTCTTGCCCAAACAGTGACAACATCTTTCCATTCAGATGGAATTGGATTCCCCTCTTCATCTTTTTTATTTGTAATTTCTTGTTGAATTGTTATTCGTTTATTTAATTTACTTGGATTCATGATTATCACCATTATTATAGTCCCTTAATTGCAATATAGTAGTTTCTAATGACTGTTTTAATGCAGGGACATTTAATGACTTATCTTGATTCTCGTAGTTTAATAAGACATGTGTAATTACTGCTATTTTGTAGAGTGCCTTTTCACTTTCAGGAACACCAGATCCTAATAAAGCTTCTTTTGCTCCATCAATTAGAAGCTGAATAACAGTATCCTCTTCATCCCCATCAATTTTTAATTTCCCTTTTATAAGCTCCAGCATACTATCACCTACGATCCTGAAGCATTTGTTTTTACTGATAATTCAGCACTTAAAGATGAAATTAACCCATTATTGGCTACAGCTTTTATTTGATAAGAATACGTTGTATCACCTGTCAAACCTGTATCTTTATATGTTGTTGTTACCGATGTTCCTACTTGTTTTCCGTTACGGATTATTTGATATTCTTTAATGCCCCCATCATAGACAACAGGAGACCAACTAATGTTGGCCGTTGTTACCGTAGTTGAATCAACTTTTAATCCTGTTGGTCCCTGGGGAGGATTAGGGTGTAGTCTGTACTTCTGCGATACGGAATGCTGATTTTAGCTTAATTTTATGATCAAACCAAGCTGTTAAAACAAACAGTTCAATACCTGTTTTCACATCTTTGTCACGATCATAAATCATCTTCGGATCGTAGTTGAAGTGCGAATATCGGAAGTCACCCACAACAGGATTTACTGCTGAATCACAGAACTTAACCGGTTTACCTAAAACCTGTTCTGGTTGAGCATTGTATAAAGTAGCGCTACCATTTGCAAGCATTTCAATTATATCTAGATAATCAGCGTAACGCATTTTAATAGTTGCATTTGCACGGAAATCCTCATGTAAATCTGCAATTGCTGACTTAATAGCTTTGTATAAATTAGCACCTTTAATAGTTTTAATACCAGCTTTATAGAATGACATGGATTCTTCTCCTGCTTTAGGAGTTGTTGTGAATGCTACTTTTTTCTCTTTTGCTGCTAAACCACTTTCTAGTGCTTGATCTACTGTTTGTACTAAGTTTGTATCAGTTGCTGCTAAAACAGTTTCTGAAATAGGGACAAAAATCTTGAATTTATTGCGCCCAAATATTACAACATCACCTTCAGCTTTTAATTCTTTCGCTGTTTCTGTATCAGCAATAAAATCGTCATCATCTAATGTAAATGTAACTTTGGGAATTTCAAGGTTAGTCACACTTGTAAATGTAGATACCTCTCTTAATGGATTTTTAACAAATGGCTCATGTAATAGTTCGTTCGTCATCGTACTTGGAAGAATCTTTTCTCCACCTGTGGAATTTTTATCACCAAGAGCCGCTCGCGCTTCTTGTGATAAGGTACCACCGCGAATTGTTGCCCGAACCAATTCTGCTTTCGCTGCAACTACCTTTTGTTTTGGATCTTCAATGGCTTGCAAACCAGTTTGACTTTGGAATTGTGCTTTTTGTTCAGCTTCCATCGTATCATGTTGTTCTTTAATTACATCGAAACGCATTTGTAGGTCTTTCTTAGATTGTTGTAACGCTTGAAGACTATCCATGGTTGCGGATGGATCAATTGCCTTCTGAGAAAGCTCATTCTCTACTTTTTGGAGCTGTTGACCAATAGTGGATAAATTTTGCTTTAATTCAAATAATGTATTTTTTGAAAAGTATTGAAAGTTACCAAGAGATAATCGAAATTTATTTTTCATTTTCATAAATGAATTCCTCCTAAAATTGTCTTTATATAGTCCGCATTAGCTTTCGCTTCTTCGGCAATTTTTTGTCTTTCTAACATTTCGTTGGATGGTATGTTAGCTTGTGCGTTTACTAATTGTTGTGGAACATTTTTGTATTCTTTCATCCATTTTTCATCTAGACATGCTGCCGCATTATTTGCTGAGATAATTTCATCACAAAGTCCATAATTCATTGCTTCCTCAGCTGATAACCATGTCTCTGCATCTAGTAATTGTTTTAATGTATCTTCATCTAACTTATCGCCAGCACGAGTTAAATAGTGTTGTACCATCGACTGGTTAATACGTTCAATGTCATCCGCTGCTTTACGTAACTGATTGGCATTTCCTGATGCGTATGTCCACGCATTATGAATCATCATCATTGAATTAGCATACATAATGATTTTGTCTGAAATCATTGGTAATACTGACGCGCACGAAGCGCCTATTCCATCAATATAAGAGATAACCTTTGCCTGATGTCTTTGTAACATTGCGATAATAGCCATCGTTTCAAAAACAGATCCACCTGGACTATTGATGTAAAGGTTAATCGTTTCAATATCATCACCTAATTCATCAAGTTCATTTTTGAACGTAATAGAAGATACTTCTCCATACTCTTCCCATGCATACTTTGTAATTTCTCCATAAATAAAAACATCGGCCGTTTTACCATTGGCAGATGCTTTCATTTGAAAAAACTTATTCTGTTTGTTCTTTGCCACCGTTTTTCACCCCCTTCCGTTGAGTTGGGTCCATATCAATCGGATATAAATCACCACTTACCCAAAGTTTTGAAGCATTACCACCCACAGGCGGTTCATCTTCTTTTTGACGAACATCATCTTGTGATAACCATCCACTCCTAATTGCAGCTTGATAATAAGCTGTTCTTGAAGCCGTATCACCTCTTAACAGCCCTCCAAGGTTAAATTTAAAGTAATGGCCTTCTTGCCGTTCTTTTTTATTAAGCAACTTACGGTTCATTTCTTGCTCATACTGGCGAACAATAGGAGTTAAAGTCATTTGAACAAACTGAATCATCAGCTGTTCATTACTGCTATAACTCTGTCCTTCCGTGTCATTTAAAAATGTAACCGGAACGTTAAAAACGTTAGCAACCCTTGAACGAGTAATCCGTTCTGATGCTAACGTATCTGAAGCGAAGTATTTCCGCTCCATTTCTTCTATATTCACACCTGGTTCCCTGAATAAAATACCACCATTCTCTTGATAGAATCGTCTAAAATCATCAATGATTTTTTGTCTCTTGTCATTATCTACCTGTGTTGCATAATCCAAAATAAAACTATCTTTCTTCTGCATTTCTGACAAACTAAATTCTTGTACTGCCTTATCATATTCAAGAGTATTTCTCAATACATCAATTGGACAAATACCTTTCCATCTTGAAATACCTGTGATGTGTTTAACATGAAACATGTTCATATTGTGGATATAATATGTACCTTCAATCCCACGTACCTCATACCACAAATTATTATCATCAGTGTTTAAAAAAGGCGTTACATAAGCGGATTCAATAGGGATTAATGATTCCACTTGAAATCGAATGTCACGGATAATAGCTGCATATCCATTTCCAGTCTCATTTCTTGAAACTTCAATTTTATTTATCCATTCAAATCCGGTCATGTTTGGATTCGGTTCATTAATCACAACATCAGACACTTGGTTAAAAACCGTGTCATAATCCTTGTAAAGCTTTAATGGCAAAGATGCTACTGTATTAGATAATCTGCTAATCACACTAAAAATCGTCTCATTTGTAGCTAACTTCGCATTATCAATACCCCAAAACTTCCTTCCAAACCATGAAGTGAAGTCATATCCAGCACCTTTCCATCCCAATGAAGCTCCTTTAATTGCCCCCTTAACACGATTAATCAGTTTCAATTTCTCACCGCCTTTCTATTTAAAAAGATCGTTAACTGATATAAATTCAATATTTCCATCACCTTGTAATTGAGATAACATAGGGATTACTTCTGTGTGAGCATTTAAAAACGCTGCAAAACCATCAATTTTTCGATATTTACTCTGTTTAGATGGTAAAAAGTTCCCGTTCCTGTCTTCCACAAGCTTTACATTGTTCATATACCAACGGAAAAGACGGTTTTTATTACTAATTATTTTTCCATCTAACAACAATTCTTTTACATCCTTTAATGCTGGGCTTAAAGTTAAATGACCTTGTCGAACTGGTTCAGTTTTAAATCCATATGCTTTCAAATCTTCATTTAAACGATAAGCATTGGCTGGATCATAAGTAATTTTCTTTATGAAATAGTGGTCAGATTGCTCAACAAACCAATCATACACATACTCATATTTCACATACTCACCAGGGATAATAGTGAGCCAACCTTTATCTTTAAACTCTTTAAAGCTAATATTTTCGTTATCACGATCAACTTTAGCCTGCGGAACCCAACTATGAGATAATACAAAAACATTTCCATCATCTAAAGGGAACTCTAAACAAGCACTTGTAAAATCTTCTGTTGCAGATAAATCATAACCTGCAACACATTCTTTACCAGCTAATCCCTTTATATCAATAACTCCTTCATTCCTTTTTAATATCTCAATACCAACAAAGGACATTTCATCATTATCAACAAAGATGTTAAATTGCTTTGTAATCCAGTCATTTTTTTCAGCATCCGTATGCTTGTCTGTATTCCAATCATCAATAAGCGATGGAAGGTCTAGCGAAACTCCCATATTAGGGTTTGCTTTAATCCATAGTTCAGGATTCTCAATTTCATCTACATTATCCATTTCAGCCATGAAATAAAACTTTCTATCTTGGTCGATAATCCCTTCCAAAACATCCGTTGCAATTTCATAGTATTGAACAAGCGGTCCTTCAAGCTGATACCCTGCTGTAGTGATATAAACAATCATTGGTTGTTTACGTGCACCACGTGATTTTTTAATAACATTGATTAACTTGAAATTCTTAAATTCATGTATTTCATCAAAAATACCAAGATGTGTATTTAGTCCGTCTAGCTTCTTACTGTCAGATGCGCGAGGTTCAATTTTAGAATGCGTTTTATCATGAAAAATGCCTTTCTGATTTTCACGTAAATGCTTCCGAAGAAGGGGGGATTTTTGAACCATTGCACGACTTTCATCAAACAATTCTCCAGCTTGTTGTTTTGTATTTGCCAAAACATAAACACGAGCACCTGGCTCATTATCTTTAGCAACAGCATAATTAGACAAACCAGAAATCATTGTCGTTTTCCCATTTTTACGCCCAATAAAAATAAGGCCCTCACGAAAGCGCCTATAACCAGTATCCTTATGAATCCATCCATATAAAGAACCTATAACAAAGTGTTGCCACGGTTGAAGAACTAACCTTTTATAGTCACCTTTTGATGGACGACAAAATTTTTCGATATATCGTATTGGTCTATGAGCCTTTTCTTCATCAAATATCCAAGGAAACTCCTCAGTCCCCTGTCTCTTTAAATCATTTAGATGACGCTGACAAGACAAGATGTTTTTCTTACTAGCTATTATGTTTCCTTTCACAACTTGTTCGGCATACCATGTTGTTCTTAGTTCAGGAGATGGATCGATCAAAATATTAAAATGCTGTATCTGTTCATTTCGCCAATTTTTATACCACTTAGCTATTTCAGATGGCTTAGAAGTTGTCGTAATCATCATCAGAATCTCCAGTTAACTCTTCCTGAAGCTTTTTCCGGCTTGCCCCAGTCAACCCTAGCTCCCCTAAATATTGACGAATCTGCTGTAAATACTTAGGTATCTCTGGAATTAAAGTATGCTTAGTTAGATTTGTAGCGCCTGCTTTATTTGTATACTCCATTGTCAGACCTTCTTTTTTAACATTGGCTGCCATTTCCCTAAACATTTGATAACTGAAGGCAATCGCTTCAACTACAATTGGATCATTGATATCAGCCTTACCTTCTCCTTCTAAAACAGACCAAATACGAATCCAAGTGTCTTTTCCTACCTTCTTTAAATGAGTAGGCGGTTTCCTTTCATTCAATCCTTTATCCACGACATCACCCCACTTACATTTTATGGATAAAAAGTATCGATCTAAAATTAAAAAGCTCTTATTTTTAGGGTTTACCCCCCTTTAGAAAAACCACTTGCGCTGCACACGAAGGTGGCAGCCGGTCTGGGCGGAAGCGGATCTGAACAATAAAAGGAGGGGGGCTATATGAATTCTTTGTTCGCTTTTACTTTTACGAACTGAATCTTTCTTTTATTTTTCTTTTTCCCTCCACCCTTTTCAGGATGTTCTTTGTTGTGACATGCATTACATAAACTAATTAAGTTTTCTAATGTTAATGCAAGTTCAGGATATTCACTTCTTTCTTTGATATGATGGACCATATCAGCAGGCACTGGTATCAATGGATCATGCTTCATACACTCTTGGCAACGGTAGCTATCTCGTATCAACGCTAGCTCTCTACACCTTCGCCACGCTGTGCTATCATAGAACTTCTTCGCTTCTTTATCCCGTTTGTATTTATCGTAGAACTTTCGTTGTTGCTTGGTGTTATATTCATTCACTATCCTTTACCTCAATCGTACCTGTATCAATCCGCTTCTCTCGGCGTTGAATATCAAGGCATTTCTCACAGTAGAAAGTAGCCGATACATCTATAACATAACGATTATCATCCAAGCAGAAAGAAGTAGTCTCGCTATCTAGTACTTGGTACTTATGCTCACACATCTACCTCACCTCATTTAAAAGAATATTCCGATTATATATTTACAAATAAATACAAGTTGTTATAATGAAATTAACATTGCCATCTGGAAAAGTGATTCGCCCCCATGCGAGTTGCTTTTCCTTTTTTTATGGCTATTGTTTTAAGAATTCATCTATTGTTTTATCGAGCAAACTAACCATTGCTTCTCTTCTTTGCTTTGGTGTTGTGTTATCTTCCATCTCATTAAAGATAGGAAGCACACTTTCTAATTTTTGTTTATCGATACGCTCATTTACAAGATCTGTCCCTAACATCGAAATGAATGTGCTGATTATAACTGCTTGTTCTTGTTTAGTTAGTTTCATTTATCTCACTTCCTTTAATTACACGACCTTGAATTGAATCAGCTGTATGATTAACTGTAGACTTCGATAACAATTTACCTTCACAATAGAGTTCCACTGTATCACTTCTATTTGTAAACTTATCCATAACCTTTTCCAACTTCTCCAACGCATCTGCACATTCGTTAGCAGCTTCAGTTACTTCTTTAATTCCTTCTAACGCCTCAGTTGTATCTACACCTACTTCAACCATTAATTTGTTATTGACCGTTCTAAAACACGCATCTGTTTCAATAGGTTCCAAGTCCATTAATATTCTTGCTTCATTGATACTTAACTTTCCTTCTTCTATTTTCTTTTGAATAAGTTCAGCTTTATTCATCAACTTTCACCACTTTCTTTCTAATTAATTCAGATTGTTTAACCACTTATTGAACATGAGTTATATCAGCTTTCGTTGCTAACGCTTCTTCTAACATATCGACCTTTCTATTCACTGCTTCTACCTTCGTTAAAACACACTCTAACGTTTGGATTAAACCTTCTTTATCTCTTTGTAAATCGTCAACTCTTTTTTCTAAATCAGCAATTATTTTTGTTATAGATTCCATCCCTCATCCTCCTCCAAAATAAAAAGCACCCGAATGGATGCTTTTCTCTCAATTATTCATTTGTATTTTAATTGTGGTACGTGAAGTTTTATTCTTCTTTGAGCTAACAACCACGACAGACACCATCGGAAAACTTATCAGGTTCTCCTAATTCTGTCTACCTAGGATGTTGTTAGCTCAAAGAAGAGCAAAAGCCCTTCTTCGCTTGAATAACATAAATTGCAGTTGAATATGAAATCAATAAACAACTATTCATCCAATCTGCAACCATCGCCACCGGTCATGACGATCCATTTTCATTATCAGGAATTTTGCGAAAAATGTTTTCCGCCATTTCTCACAATACAAATATATCATGTTAAAAACCAAAACGTGTCCGTAAATAGTTCGCAAATAGTTCGCGTTTTTATTCCTGTATTTTTGCACATCGTTTTTCAGCCTCTTTTTGCATAGTTTTGAACGAATATGTTTTTTAATCCTTAGAAATGAATTCACTATAAACCATAGAGTGTTGAATTGACCTATTCCGTTTTTTCCTAGAGTAACAAGGCTTTGCTTTAATTCTTCAAAATGAATTTGACACTTTTCTTTTGTAGCTAATTCAAAAAAGACCTAAAAAAATATAGGTCTCTAGATTTTAAATTTCTTTTGATAATCATTTAGCGTATCTTGTTCTATCCCAATGTACCTTAGCGTTTCTTTTTGATCAGTATGGTTGAGCATTTGTTGTAACACTGCCACATCTTTAAACTGCTTATAGTGATGGTATCCATATGTTTTTCGGAGAGAATGCGTCCCAATACGTTCTAAGCCAAACTCTTTTGCTGCTTGGTTCAATATGATGTAGGCCATGGATCGAGTAATTGGTTTATTCTTACCATTCCTACTCTTAATAAGAAACTCATTTTTCGGTCGCCCTTTCGCATACTCACGTATTGCCTTCTTTAATTCTGGAGGCATCTTCACTTCCTTTACCTTCTTTGTCTTCTTTTCACGAATAAAGATACTCCAACCCTCCACATCACGAATGCGAAGACGTAATATATCCGATATGCGTAATCCTGTATTAATACCAAGAAGGAACAGAATGTAGTTTCTTTCATTCTGCTCCTTGAAAAACTCCTTCATTTCCTGGATTGCTTCCCTATCTCTAATGGGCTGAACAAGATTCATACATTCTTCACCTCCTCCTTACGTTTTGCTTTCTTCTTGTATACTTCCACTTTTAAATTAAACGCTAAACGTAGTAACGCTGAACCTTTTAACTTATAATACTTTGTCTTTCCTACACCTAATTCAAGCCAAATATTTAAATCTGATTCAATTTCTTCTTCCATATAGCTTTTAAAAATAATATATCTTTCATCAGGTTTTAACGTATTCACAGCTTGATGTACCCAATCCATGTATTCTTTTCTTTGTTGCTCTAGTTCAATTCTTTCAATAGCAATGTCTTCAGTAGAACTATGGAATTGATTTGTAAATGTCGGAGGAACCTCTGAAAACATTGTCGTTACTTTCGGCATTAGATTACTTGGCAATGTATTCAAATACTCACGATAATTCTCCAACACTTCTTCTACCGCTTTCTTTGTTTTCTTTGTATCAACAACTGGCATATTAAAAAATAACTGTTCTCTCATTTTGAGTTCCTCCTTAAATAATTTTACTTTTGTCTTAAAGCTCCGCGTCTACGTTCATAACGCGGACCACGAATCCCCATTAAATCTTCAATGTCACGAGTACTTAATTTTTCTTTTCTTTTTTTCTGGTTTTTCTTCTTTCCTTGCTTGGATTGCTTTTTCCATTCACGTAATTGATCTCTTAGTGCCTTCATTTCCCCATCTCCCTTTTCAAAATAAAAAAGACACCTATTCCTAAAACAGCCTTAATTGCCGCTTTAATGAATTGGTGTCCTCTAGTTTTCTAGCCGGACTATATTTATTTCGTCATACTTGTCTGCATGAAAAGGTTCCTCCATGCTTTATCTAATCTTTCTTTCTCATATTTTTGTATAGCCTTTGTACGACGAGAAATTGCTTTTTTCAATTTCTTCTTTTTTAAATTATTCAATCCTCTCACTCCTTCGTACGAAACAGTTTTACTGTCCATTTTTGGGTGTTTTCATTAATTTAATACCTTATTACATTCAAAAAATTGATTGAATATGCATTATGCCTATATAATTTCAAAAGGATTATTTTGTTGAGTTTTATTCTTTGTACTCTGTTTCAACAGCCTCAGCGACTTCAATTTCTTTTTTTACTAAGTCCTCTAAAAAATAAAACGCTGCCGCTTCGCCTTCTTCCACTCTTACATGCTCAAACTACTCTCTTTGCTTATCCTCTAACTCATATTCAAATGTTACTTTCATTTCCCACTACCTCCTAGTTTATTAATGACGAAAAGAAATGTAATTTGGATTCACTCTATTAGTTACAAATGATTCGCAATAAAAATACTTTGGTTTAACATGAAACCTTCTGCATAGTACTTGTATTTGATTAAACGACGGAATGATTCTTGACCGCTCTATCTCAATCAACCTCTGGGTATCAACCTCCAACAATTCAGCAGCTTGCCCTTGAGTCATTCCGAATAAATGCCGAAGTTCCGTTAATTTTTGACCGTTGAATTTACTCATTTCTCTCCCCCCCCGAATAAAACTCAATATTCCGTCAATACTGTAGATGGAGGAATTTTTATATACCCATTTTTATTCCTCCCTTTCTCTAAAGGCTGGACAGTTAGCTTTCACTAGCTGTCCTTTATTAATTGGAATAATTAGCACAACTTTGTGCATACTATCTATAAGCTGCTTTCTTAACAGTGTTGGCAGCCCGGAATCTTTTGTCAAAAGGAGCAGTTAGCTTTTGCTAGCTGCTCTTTTATATTCTTGTAATTCCTTCTCGAGTCTTTCAATATGTTCATCCCTTATTTGAACATCATCTTTTAAAAACTCAATTTCCTCTTTAAGTTTCATCCGTTCATTAAACAATTGGCGATATTCGTGTATAGATGAATCACGACTTGCTCTAAGAAGTTCAATTTCTTTATTCCTCAATTCAATTTGTTTTACAGCATGATCGAAATCATCTTTTAATAGTTGATACTTTGTAGAGCCTTTCATCTGAGCACCTCATTTTTCTACAAAATGAAATTTTTATTCTAATTGGCTATTTGTTCATATTCGTCAGCAAACATAAAGATATATCCACCGCTTGTCCGTGATTTATGATTGCAATTGTCTAGTACCGCTTGATAAGAAAGATAACTTTTCCTTCCGGCTTCTCTTGCAGACCTAAATTCTCCAATAATTTCTTTTGTATTCATATCCAATTGAACAACTGGTTTACTACGAGATCTAAAACCTGTTAACTTACCTAATTTTTCTTTTGAAATGTATTCTAGATTTCCAACAAAGGTATCTGTCTTTATCCCGTTCTTATATCTGACTGACTCTCCTTGTTTTGGAGCGCCAAGGAAATGCGCAGCGACTAATTGAGCTATTATATAATTCTTGTACACGCCTTTATATTTCACCTTAATTTCTAAGTATCCGCTCTTCTTTTTAAGTATCGGGAGAAGGAACCATATCTTCTTCTTACCTATTCGCTTGAACCTGCCGTAATTAGAAATGAGAAATGTATCATCAGACCCTTTAATCGTTTTCCAAGTTTCGTTATGATACTTTTCCTTTTCATACCATTCTCGCCTCTGCTGCACTGTCAAATCATCTTTAGCAAGATAGCAGCCAATACTCCTAATCCTCTTCCCTTTGCTTCGCGCACTCATAAGAGAACCTTTCATCATTCCTGTTAATTCAACTAAATATTCATAAGTAGTTTCAGATAATATATTTGTTTTAGGATCATATAAAAGGACCATCCTATCCCTCCTTTCTCTCCAAAATGAAGTTTTTATTTAGTTCTTTTTCACTTCCACATAATATTTTTAATTCTGCTTATAATATAGCTGTAACTTAAAGTTACATATCATTTACTTGTAGGGCCTAAATTTCTTTTGTACAACGAGCAGTTAGTTTTATTAACTAGCTGCTTAGTTGTGCTTAATGAAATTTTTTTGCTTTCTTACATAACTTTTTCACTTCTGCTCATACTATAGTTGTAACCTTTAGTTACAATGTATTGTGGGTATTGTTCTTGTTGGACGATAAAGCAGTTAGTTCATTGAGCTAGCTGCTTTATCATTTAAAATAAACATTACCATTTACTAAGTACAAAATAGCGTTTTTGTTCAAAATAATACTCCTATCCATTTGGACACATTTACCAGTATTTTTACCAAAAAATTTATGATATGGTTATTTAGTCGAGTACGTCATTACTTGACAATTACCCTTAGGAACTCCGCAGACAAACGGGGTTTCTTTTATTTAAATAACGATTTTGTTTAATTTCTAACTTTTATCACATTAGTTTTAAATGCTTCACCCTTACGGTTAAAA